TATAATTTCTTTTCATTACTATCATCCATATAAAAGATTACATCAGCCCATTCAACTAATTCATCAGATATTGCAGTAGATCTTATACCATCAGTGGGATAACCTTTTTCTTTTAGAGCTTCTCGCATTTTTTTAGCAGTGATTTCACCACCTTTTGTTTCTTTTAGAGCAGCACTTTTAATTTCCCAATCAGGTTTCATTTGTTTTAAAATGATTTCACCAGCAGCACTTCGATTTATGTTACCATGGCATACGAATAGAACTTTCATATATTTTCCTGTGTTTCAATTAATTCAAGCATAATTGGATAAATTTCTTCAGATGTTACATTACCAATGTCATCAATATTAATACGTTCTCTAAGAGCAGAGAGTCGTTTAGCGACTTCTGTTTTAGTATTAGTGTCAAAGTTAGTCCATTGATATATTTGTTCTGCCTTGAAGTCATATGGCTGAAATTTCGGGAAGTTCCAATCCTGTTCTAGATAAAATTCTCTTGGAGAAACATCATCTAAATTTAATGCTGCATTTAAAAATTGTTGACACCAACGAATACAAGATTCCATTTCTACCATATCAGTAGTTCCAGGGAAGTGTCTAAATTCTATTGTATTTGTTTCTTCCCACATTTGACGGAGATTAATTCCAGCTCTAGGAGAGAAATACCACATTCTACCTCTTTCTGTTAGAGGAGCATGTTCCCGATAAAATTTTTCAGTAGAAGTCGCATTCATCATTGCATCAACTCTATTTTTTGGTAATTTATATTGATGAGATTTATGACGACGTTTCATTCGTTTTAAAGCCCATTCATATTCCAAGGGAGAAAGATTTGATTTACTTGGAGTAGGAATTAATTCTACTATATCAAATGCTTGGGTTTGGTAGCATTCAATATATTGTAGTAATTTTTTACAAGATTCTAGATCATCTTTTAGACCAGGAACTCTAATATGAATATGAAGATTACTCCTATAATTTACTAGAGGTGATGGACTAATTGAAGAATTAATTTCATCAATATGAGTTATTTGCTCTTCTATTGTAGAAGTTGGTTTTGTGTTTATTTCACCACCATAGGAATACAATTTCCCAAAAGGATCATTTGCTATACCAGTGGAACTGACACAGGTATTATCTTTATCATTCCATTGAGCACCTTCTGGAAGATCACAGAAACGATAGACATCGCCATATTCTAATTCAACGCCATAAGTAAAATCTTTTATATCATACATTAGTAAGCCTTTTGTAAATCAATATCATTAATATTTGTTGTAGTGTGATTTAATGTAAAATCTTTAATTGAATAATAGATATTTGATTCAATTAAATTATTTGATCCTAGAATTCCAGCCCTATCCAATATATCATTTGTTGAAGTTATCAGATAACCATCTTTGTATGGCATATAACACAGAGGTCTTTTTCCATTTCTATAGAATCTTAGAGTTTTATCTTTATGTAATTCACAAACTGCTAAAGACGAATTATTCCAAACATGAAGAGAAGATTTATCTTCTTCTAGGGTATGAAGTAATAACTCAGTATCATTTTTTGTTGAACATTTATAACCAAAAAGTTCTTCCCAGTGTTCAGGAAGTTCTTGAGTAATAACCCCATTATGAGCAATAGAAAAGTTATCATTCGAAATAGGTTGATTGAATTGTAGATCTGAAGTAGAATATCTACAGTGACCAATTAGATATAGATTTCCATCTTCATTAAGGTAATTCGGAAAGTCAAATTTAAATTGATCAGCTGGAATAGGATATTTTTCAGTAATTATTTTATCATTTTTAACATAAGAAAGTCCAGTAGCATGTAAACCTCGTATTTTTGATTCAAGGAATATTTTAGTTACTAACTCAAAATCTTCATTAGATGGAGATTTTAGCACAACACCAATCACAGCACACATAAAATACCTTTAATATATTATACCATAGAAGTATAAATTAGTCAATAGTTTTTAATCTATCAGAATAACGTTTAATATGTTTTCTTGTTATTTTAACAGATATCCAATCATTATAATAATTTTCTGATAGAAGAACATCATTAAAAAATTGTTCTTTTGCTTCAAGATAGGAGCATTCAGATTTTGAATAACAGATAAATAAGATTTCTCGATGAAAATTATCAATTCCTAAAGTTGCAACAAGATTTTTTAAAGTTTCATTTGACCCAAAATAATTTTTCCAATTTGATTCAACTGTTGTTCGTTTTTTCTTTTTATCTTTTTGGATAGTTTTTATTGCATGGAATAATTTTTTGCCGATATATTTTTTATTATTTTCAATATTTGTTATACAATAAACAAATCCAATTGCTTTATCAGGAATTTCTTCTATTTGTTTATTATCATAGAACCACATCTATTCTTCATCTTCTTCTTCAACCGATTCAATTTCAATTGGTTCTTTACAAATTATACAGAATTGTGGTTCATCGGCAAGTAATCCTTCTTCATATTCAATAAAATATTCAGAATCACATTCAAAGCATCTAATCAAGTTTTTTGTCATTGGTAATTCCTTTTAAGTAAATTCATTTTTATTTAGTATAAAAATAAACTTCATTTATTTCCTTTAAAATCAGTTTTATACCAACCATTTCCTTTTAATACAAAATTTGATTTTGATAATAATCGTTTTGGACTATTAGCATCACAAAATTTACATTTTTCTGGATCTGATTGGTCTTTTCTTAATTCTTCCCAAACTTCTTTACATTCAAAACATTCATAATCTCTTAATGGCATAGAATAATCTCAAGTTTTTTGTCATTGGTAATTCCTTTTAAGTAAATTCATTTTTATTTAATATAAAAATAAACTTCATTTATTTCTTTATCCTGGGTCTATTGCCCCTAACATATTCTTCTGGTATTTCATCATCAGGATTGAAATATCTATACTTTTAAATATTAACCGTGGCAAGCCAAGCAGGATTCTTTGTTTACTTGAACTCCAGATTCTGATCTAATGTAATAAAGACTTTTAATATAAGGATCAAGAAATGCTAATTTATGAACTTCACTAATATAAGATTCATCTTCATCAGCAGAAAAGAACAAATTAATACTCTGAGCTTGGTCTATGTATCTTTGTCTACCTGAAGCTAAACGAATAATTTGTTTTTGATCAATTTCAAAGGCAGTTTTAAATACTGATTTTTCATCTTCTGTCAACCATTCAACATGTTGAACTGAACCATTAAAGCTAATAATTTGATGTATAATTTCTTCAGTATATACATCTCGTTCTTTCATTATTTTTAATAAAGAAGGATTAACTCTATCAACTTTTCCTGCTGCAGTATTCTGCACATAAGCATTTTTATAGATTGGTTCAATACCTTGAGATACGGAACCACAGATTAAAGCTGAAGATAAATTTGGTGCTATTGCTATTTTATGAGTATTTCTGACACCATAACCTTTACACCATTCAGGTTCACCAAATTCTATTGCCATCCATTGAGATGCTCTTAAAGATTCATCATGTAAATATTTAAATATTTCAGAATTTTTATAATATGCATCCATTGATTCAAATGCAATCAAATGATCTTGTAGATAAGTATGAAAACCTAACATACCAAGACCTAATGCTCTACTTTTTTCAGCAAATATAACTATTTTTTCCATTCCTGGAGTTTGTTTACCAATTTCAATCAAATCTGAATTAACACAATCTAAGAATACAGTTGCATCAAAAACAGCATCAGTATCTTTCCATTCATCATACAGACTAGCATTCATAGAAGATAATACACAAGAAAATGTATGATCATCATCCGACATTAAAGTTATTTCTGTACATAAATTTGATGCTTTAACAGTTAAACCTTTATCTTTATACATTGGAGGATTTTGTCTATTAACTTTATCTATAAAGTTAAAATAACCTTTTCCTGTAATCATTTTTAATTTTAATGCTTTCTGATATCGTTCAATAGCATCTTTATCGCCAGCTTCTAATCTTTCAATAAAAGCATCAGAAACATTCCAGCCAATGTTTGCATCATCTGGATTTTTATTAATATAATTAACTAATTCATGAAAATCTCCATGATCAATTTCAATATAGCCAGCCCAAGCACCACGTCTTTGACTACCTTGACTAATATCTCTTGACATTTGAACAAAGTCTTTAAATACTGGTAAAACGCCAGAAGCAGAACCTTTCATTCCATTAATTTTTGACCCTCTTGGGCGAATTGCTCCTAGATAACCTGATGTACCAAATCCATTTTTAGATAAAA